CGGTCGGATAACCAACCCTCGAGGAAACCAGGATCCGCCCTCCAGCAATCCGGCCCCTCCCGCCACACCTGGGGGGACCACCCAGATGGGAAGACCGGATCGGGAAGAGAGGAAACAAAAGTCTCCTGCTCCCCGGGAGGGATGCCCCAGGCCCTCCAGAACGAAACCCGGGCCTCGAGAGTTGGTTTAACTGCATGGGAACTGTCAACTTCGACGCGCGCTCCCATAGAGAGATAATCCCTGTAGTGGTCGGCACTCAGGGGTCGACAGCCCTCCGTTGCTCGCAGCAGCTTGAGTGCGAAGTCCTGCAACACTGGCACGCCGCGTGCCAGTGACAGTTCGCACTGCGCGATGCCCCTCGCCCACCTTTTACCCCCGATGGGCTCAGCCAACCAACGGTGGCTGGCAAGGCAATGCGAGATTACCTTGCGAGGATCCCTAACCATGGTCCAGCCCAGGCCATGGCCAAGGTAGACAGGCGCAGACTGTCCGAAACGGACATCCTCAAGCTGGAAGGCAGGTCTTTCTAACGTCATCTCGTGCCCGCACTCGGCGAAGACACGAGAGGCGAAGTCAGCCCGAACACCGGGATAGTCGGAACGTTCTAGGAAGATAATCGCGTTATCCCCGTCTGCAAGGACGTCATAGGGCACCCCGCGCCCCTGCATCGCTGACACGACACAACACAGCATGAGTAGGGTGTTGCCCATACCAGTGTTGTAATCGCCGCTCGAACGCCCGCCATCCCGACTGAACTTCACCCCCGTGGCAGTGTAGCCCTTCATGAAGAGCTGCCGCTGCAGCACAGAGTGTAACTCCCGATCCCCCTGGAAGGCCGAGAGGTACACCGAGTGCTCCTTCACCAGCTGGTCACGAGACACGTGGGCCTCGAAAGCCTTGCCATCAACCTCGAACACTACGCAAGAGTTGAAGCGGGAGAATTTTCGCGCAATCAAGTTACCCCTCTCCCTGGGGGACAGTCCCTTTGCACAGACCCGCGTGTTGTTTCCAGTTTGTCCGAGAAACCTTTCAGCAGTGAGGTAGCCCCACAGCCAATGCTCGAAAGGCTTGAGCCAAGTGGCCAGCACCAGGTTGAAACGCGGACTACGGGGAAAGATCATCCGCGGCTTGGTTTTCTTGCCCGGTACCAGTTTCTCAGCTTTCAGAAAGGCCTTCAAAAGCCAATCGTCT